TGCAGTTCCAGTAGCACCAGTTCCTCCACCACCAACAATGGTAATAGTAGGTTGAGATGTATATCCTGTTCCACCATCGTTGATCAAAACTCTAGATACAACACCTTTAGTGATAATTGCAGTTGCGGAAGCACCAGATCCGCCACCACCCGCGATAGAAACTAGAGGAGAAGAAGTATATCCAGATCCACCTGCAGTTACAGTAATTTCATTAACAGATCCATTAACAGTTACACTAGATGTAGCACCAGTTCCTCCACCACCAGAAATTGTGATATTTGGAGGAGAAGCAGCATCATATCCAGAACCTGCGTTAGAAATAGTGATACCAGTAACAGCACCAAAGGTTTTCTTGATTGTAGACTTATAAGACCATATAGAAACACCATTTACCCATGTTCCAATAGGACCAGGTAAAATATTATTCTTTGTAGAAATTGTAGTTACCGCTAATGGGAAACGATTCAATTTACGTTGGTTACCTGGTAAAAGAGCAGAACCAGGAAACGGACCGATCTTATAGTTAGGTATACCTGTAGAAGCAACGTAAACGTAATTATTATTGAAGAAAGAGTTTTGAATATTAGTTGTGTAAGGTCCGATAGAATTTAAAACAGGTGCATCATCAGACTTACCTTTATTAAGGTCAACAGATACAAGAATGTTACCCTGAGGTACGACTGTAGCAGGTTGTGGTAATTGGTATTGGAATACAGTATTACTATCTCTAGATGTAACTAAGAAAGTTCCATTGTAGATAATTGGGTTAGCACCATAGATTGTAACCTGATCTCCAACTAAGAGACCATGATTATTAGCACAAGTTACAGTTGCAGATTGATTATTAACACCACCAAACGTAATACTACTGATATTAATTAATTTTTTAACGTTATACAACCAAGTTGTAAGTTCAGCGTTAGTTCCTGTTCCACCTAACTTAGAAACTGTTAATTTATCACCAGGTAAGTAATATGAACCAGTATCAGTAAGAGTTGTTTGTTGAGCATCAACAATACCAACAATTTTCATGACAACTTCCTGAGGAGTGCCTTTGTTAACAAAAACTGAGAAGTTAGAAGCAACCTCGGTAGCAGAATCCCAATCTTCAACAATATTATTAACGGAACGTGTACACTCAATAAACTGGTTGAGTGATTTTTCTTTATATCTTACAACTTCACTATTTCCGATTAAAAACTCACCGTTTCTCTCTGGCCAACCAATTGTAGAGTCAACAGTGATAATACTGTCTTCAGTGCCTAAAGGTTCAGCAAGTTTTGTTTTATAAGGAACTGTAAAAGAACCTGTGATAGTTTCTTCAGAAAGAACAAGTTCAAAAATTTCTACATCAGAAGTTTTAATAGAAATATAGTTTTCAATCAAAGCACTCGCTGCTGCTACGTTAACATCAGCAATATCAGCATCTTGAGTTAACAAACCGTCTCTAATATTGGTAGGATCACCACTTACCAAAGTTGCACGCAAAATAGTGTCTATAGACCATGTTGCTGCAGAAGGTTTAATAATTTGATCTTTTGGATAAGTAATACTTACCTGTTCACCATATAACAGTTTAAAGAGGTAACTAATACTGAAAGATGTTCCTTTTGCAGTATAGAAATCTTTAATTGTCTTGATTGCTGTTCTAACATCAATTTTTTTATAATCTAGTTCTGGAACATCAGGTAAAAACTGTTCAGTGTATTTGTCTAATAAACGTTTTACAAATAAAGCATCGAGACATTTTACAGTAGAATTAACCGCATGTGATGCTGCTGTAGTGTTATTTGTAAATACAGCGTTACCATCTTCAGTATAAGAAGTAATACCACTTGCTGCTCTTGCACAACCAACTAGTTTTGATTTTGAATATCCTTTACCTGACTGATTTACTTTAAATCCAGTAACTTCATTAAGACCAACTGTTGCAGATGCTTTTGCTTGAGGAGGTGATTGAATTACAATCTCAGGGGGATTTGCAGCACTATAACCAGAACCAAAAGCAGTAATATTAATATCAGTAATTCTACCGTTGAATATAGCAGCAGTTGCAGTAGCACCAGTTCCACCCGCATATGCTCCTGTTGCGTCTACTCTATTATCTACGACATAAACAGAGGGTACGTCATCATATCCGCTACCACCATCTAATAATTCAATTCCTACAAGACGCCCAGTTGAATCAACAGTTGTAGACAAGACCTGTGCACCAACTGGGTCAACTACAGATATTCTAGGAGTAGTGATGTATCCTTGACCTGCATTAGTAATTGTAATAGAAGTTATTACGCCATTAGTCAATACAGGAGTTAGAGTTGCTCTAATAGGATTAGTTCCTGTTGGTTCATCAATATAAATTGTGGGGACTGTAGTATATCCAAAACCACCATCAGTAATAGGAATAGTTCCTGATACCTGACCTCCTACAATAGGACAGGTGCCTAGCACAGCACCGCCAGGTTGCTTGAAAGTGATTCTAGGTGTAAATGTATATCCACTACCAGAACTAACAACTTCTAATGCAGAAACACTGCCATTAGTTACAGTTGCTTTAAGAGTTGCTGCTACAGAACCAGGTTTTGTTGGTGATTGAACTTGAACTACAGGAGGGTTAGTATCACTGTATCCCCTACCACCTTCTAAAAGTGATAAAGTCTTAATACCATTTACAAGTGCAGTTACAGAAGCACCACTACCTTCAGCAGAGTTAATGGTGACTTTAGGAGGATATTCAAAACGATAATTACCACCATTTTCGTTTACAGAAACGCTAGTTAAAGTTCCATTATCGTCAACACGAGAGTATCCTAGAGCACCAGATCCAAATGAAGGAATAGGTGCTTCAATTGAGTATAATGAAAGAAATCTTCCATTAAGAGGTGCTGTAAGAAAAATAAACTGATCTTTATCAATAAAGAAGTCTACTTTAGGAACTAATAGACGTTGATCATAAATTGCTAAGACATATTCACCTACAACAGGTTCATAAGCAGAACCATTTCTTGTCATGGTAAACTGTCTCTTACCTTCACCGAAAGAACCAGATAAATTATCTATTGCAACAATTGGATTCTCAACAAAACCACTTTGATATGTAATATACGTTGAAGTTGAGTCATCTGCAGGAATTCTTGTCCTAGGAGCAGTAGTGAAGACAATAGCAGTGCCATCAACTGTGTAATCAACACCAGGTGTTAATATTTTTCCGTAAAGAGAAACAATTAAGTGTTGTGCAGAAGGTGCTGCTACTGGACTATCCTGAGATGTTAAATTAAACCTAACTGTAGTGCCATCAAAGGAATCTAAAAGACTTGCAAGAGTTGTCCACTTTAATTTTACTTGCTCATAAGAAATACCAGGACTGAGAGCAATGTTTGGTGATGCTGTAGTAGATTCATAGTAAACTACTTCATTACCAATTAAAACAGAACCGTCTTTAGTTAAAAAACTATCAATACTTTCAACTACTATCTCATCAGAAGTTGTAGTAGTCGATTCAACCAACTTTGTAGAACCGTCAAGAATATCGATGTTAAGTTTATCGATATCAAGATATTGTAAAAACTCATTGACAATATTCTGCCCTAAACCAGTTTTTTCTTGAGAACGATAGTAATATTCAATGAATTTATTGAATAATGGATAATCGTTTCCAATAAAATCTGGAGTCTGTGAAACAACTGACTGAGAGACCTTATTAATGTTCATCTACACCTAGAAGCAAGAAGAGGATGTTAGATCACCTGCGTTTGAGATATCAGCAACAGTAATAGTTGTGGGAACCGTATTAAACACTGATGGCGTCAAACTATTTAGTGGGATTGTGGGAGGTGGAGTCGTACCTACTGGAACAACTGTAACCTCTGGATTTATAATATTGATAATAGTTCCTGGTGTTGCAGCAGGAATAGATGCAACGTTTGCAGGAATAAACAGAACAGGAATCTGAAGACCTGTAGGAAGTAGATCTGCATTTGTTACAGAACCTGCACCAGTTGTTGAATCTGTAATGGTTATAGATCCAGTTGGAGGTGTATTGACACCTGAACCAATTATGTTGACAGGACCAAAGCAAATTTGACCTGTAGCATAATTTACAGTTCCTGCAGCATTATTTGTATATACTTTCTTATTACCAGTGTTATAAAACGTTCTTAAGTTGCCAAAACCATCATCTTCAAACTGTTGATCAATTCCTGGTCTATCTGCTGTTCTAAAAGGTCCTGAGAGCAATACAGGTTCTTTTTTACAAGTAGTTCCATCAGAATTACTTGGAGCACTATCATATAGATCTGCACCAGTAGCAATACAATAAGTATTAGTCTGATTTGTGTTTGGATAGATGTATTTTAAGATAGAGAGTTGTAAAGACACATCACTCAAACTATTATCAGATAAAGTTACCGCTTTTTCAAATGCTTGTGCTCTAAATGTAGAATTAAAGTTATTAATCTGAGTTTGTGATGCCCAATCGTTAATTCCGTTCTGAATATTAGTTTTGATATCGGAAGTATTGGATGCAGTGCCAGGATCGTATTGTGCAAAGACTTTCAAATACAAATACATCTGTTCTGGGTCAATAACTACAGGATCAATTGATGCCATAGCATATTTTCTTAAATCTGCAGAAATTGACTTTTTAGTTGCGTCGTTAAGTAAAGAACCAGTCTTGGTTTGAATTGCAATAAAGACTTTTCCGTAAATTGGAGGATTTAAAGCATCTCCACCATAAGCAACAACGGAGTCAGCGTTAGAATATACCTTTTTAGCAATTAATGCGTAATCTTGTGCTGTTACTGCTCTGTATTGTGCAGAATAGTATCTTGGTGCGTTATATTTGATAGATTCTAGAGTTTCTGCAGCAGCACCGAGCTGAGACTTCTCTTTCATAGTTAAAGTAACAGTTGAACCGCTATAAACGTTTCCAACGTTGTCAGACATATTTCCTATAAATGAAAAATTAGAAATTTCATTCGCTTCTGCACCAGAAGTAACCAAATACTCTAAAAGTACGACTTCTCCATCTTTTAACGATCTACCTGCAGTATCATCACCAAATTTTACCTCGTAACGCATATCCTCACCTTCACTAAGGAAGTATGCACGAGTAGTTGCAGTCAAATCAGTGATTGTATCAGTAAGACTGTATAAATCAGATGTTGTAGATGATTCGTTAGGTTTTACTCTAACAGAAAGAGTAGAAATATCTGCATCTTCAGAGGGAATCTTATAAACCTGAGTTGCAAAGGTATTAACGACATATTGGAAGGTAACAACACTACCTTCCATGATCATTACATTATCAAAAGTGCCAATACCTGTAGTAGCACTAACAGTCGTAGTAATATCTTCTAAAATGTTAAAAATATAATTTCCGCCAGATGCAATAGCACCTTTCCTTAATGTTACGCTGCTAGGATATGCTCCTGCAGTTTGAGTTGTTTGTATATCTAATTTTAAACATGCTCTAGATGATGTAATTGAACGTGGAACGTAATTTAAGAGTTTTGCAACGTTAACAACATTATCTCTAACAGTAGCAGAAGGCAAAAATGCCTCATTCATCGCCATATTAGCATTAAATGCTGTATAATAAGAATTATACGCTAATGTGTCGATAAGATAAGATAAAGAAGAACCTTCAAAGTCATAATCCGTGAATTCGTTCCGAGTTCTTAGATAAGATTTGATCGAATCTTTAATATCTTCAAAATCTAATGCTGTTAGGTTATTTGGTTGCATTATTCAGGTCTCTGTAATACGAACTCTATAGTTTCGTTGATTGGGATTCCAACAATTTGATATTCAACAGTTACATTAAATGAGTTACGAGCAAAATCTGCCCTCACTGAAACGTCTTGCATACGTACGCGAGGTTCAAAACGGTTAATCGTATTTATGATTTCTTGTTGGATTGCATCACTCGTAAAATCATCTAGAGGTTCAAATAACAACTTTGTTATATTGGATCCTACTAGAGGTTGAAATGGTTTTTCACCAGGTGTAGTCATAATTAAATTTCTGACCGCCTGTTTGATTGCATTGTCATTTTTAACAACAGCAACGTCTTTAGTATTAGCATTTCTCACCAGACCAAGTGAGAGATCCGTAAATGAACGAGATCTCTTTTGATCTTTACCTGATATTTTCTTTAACGCCATCTAATACGAGAAGTGCCAGTATTATTTAGCGTCTTTTTCAGATTTTTTCCTATTTGATCTATCAGAACGTGGATCAGTAATTAAATAACGACAATATTCATTTCCATGGTCATAAAAATGATCTGACATATCTACAGGAATGTTTGCATTACGTTTACCGTCTACAATTCTATTTGCCTTGCCCACGATACCTCTTCTTTGCTTTGTTTCTTGAGGTAGCACTATACCTTGTATGTGCACCACGACCTTGTGATGTCTTTTTTGGTTTACTTTCAATAGTGGATGTTCCCATTGAATATCTTGTTGCCATAATTAAGCTCCTATGAATACATTTGGACTGCAACCCGCAACACGCGAGTTACACGGAAACGCTACGGTATTATCACCTAGAGGATCACCAAACCTTCCTGCTCGACGACCATTGATGAATACGGTCTTACTAGTAGCGAGTAATTTTCTAGCATGACCTGGTGCTGCTTCTCTACCACCCGCAGTTCCTATTGTACAGTGCCACGCAGGAGAAGATGTAGTATGAACACATACACCTTTAGGAAGGGGTTTAACTACTGTGTGACTATGAAAGGTTGGAGTGGGGTGAGTAATGAGAAGATCGAAATCGATAATAGGCATTATACCATTAACAATCACATTCCGCACTAATGCAGCAAAAGGTAATTGCGGATGCGGAGGCCATATGGTTGTAGCGTCCATCGCATCAACTGGTTTGGGGATAACTCTTGGGTCGAGAGGGGAATGTGGACATGGAGCACCAAACAATACACCTCCGCCAAGACCAGGATGGTGTGATGATCCTGTTCCTGCTCCGTGTCCTGTGCAAGTTCCCATGAATAATGCACAACCAAGTGCTCCTCCTGCTGTTGGAATGAATGCCATTAGGTTATTGTGAAAGGATTTCCGTACGCTGCAC